ACACAGTTAAATACAACAGGACCTATTTTAAAATCAACTGTACAGTCGTTGAAATCACAGTTTAAAGTGTTTCAATCTAAAAAAGTATTCGTAGAATAATGGCATTTCCACAATTATCAGGTATTATAGCAAGACAGGTAGGGTCTATACAAGGAAAACTTGTGAGTCAGGTACAAGGACAGGTTCTTAACGTATTATCTAAGTTCTCAAGCCAATGTCCAAATACAAAGGAATTAGAGAAAATTATAAGAATTAAGAATAACTTACTAAAGAATATAAATGCTTTAGAAAGGAGAATACAAAAACTACGTGGCGTAGCAAATAAACTAGATGCTAGTATAAGAACCGCTAGAGTAGCTATAGAAATTATTAAGAGAATACCAATTCCAACAGTACTTACTTTTATACCTGGACAAGCAGGTGGATTAGTGAAAGGAGTACCTTATTCGACACTTACTAAACTAAGTGATAGGTTGATAAAGTTAAATAAACTATTAGATGCTCTAGAAGCAGATAAAGTAGGTATACTAGGAGTAATAAATACTGTATCAATAACACTACAGTCGTTAAAAAAGAGACTTGAAGCAATCGATATAGCAATTCAAGGATGTACAAGAGATTCTACAGATGCACCACAGATTGTAACATCAACACAACCACCGCAAAATACAGGATCAGAAGGAACTCCAAATGATGATTACCTTTACAAAGGATACATTTTAGAGATTGTAGAAGATCCAAATTCACCAAAAATTGCACCAAAGAGGTATGCAATTGCAAAAGATAAAGCAGGAGTAATAGTGCTTTACGGACCATCATCATTTAGTTCAGATACACAAGTACTACTGGATGAAGTTAAATTTAGAATAGATAATCAATTACCATAACATAACTATTTATTAGTATGAAGGCAGACGCATTTAAGAGATTAATAAAAGAAGCAGTAAGAGAAGTACTTAGAGAAGAGTTAGCAGGCACCTTAAATGAAGCACCTGCAAAACAAACTCCAAAAGTAACAAAATACGAAGCATATAAACCACCTGTAAGTAAACCTAGAGTTTCAACAGGAGATCCTATTATGGACTTACTTGAAGAAACAAAAGCAAGTATGATAGGAGATCCTAATGCAGGACACTATCAAGATATGTCACAATTTGTATCGGCACCTGGATTAGGTGAGAATGAATTTAGACCGGTAATGATGGAGGAGAGCTTTACACCATCTGAACCAGGATTGGACATAACTAAATTTGATTTTGTAAACAAAGCAGCAGCAGTATTTAAAGCATCACAAGAAAAAGATAAACAAAGATTCGGAGGATAATGGCATTTAATGTAGAGAGGATAAACCCGTTAGATTTACAACCAAGTGTTGGAGTAGGAGTTGGAATACCATTCAGCTCTGACCAGGTATTTAATACTACCTATACAACACAGGAAGCATTAAAAGCAAACTTAATCAACTACTTCTTAACCGGTACTTTTGAAAGATACTATAACCCTAATTTAGGAGCAGGATTACGAGAAGTACTTTTCGAACAAATGACAGAGGATAGAACAGTTGAGATAGAATCTATAGTAAGATCAGGTATCGCAACTTGGTTCCCGAACGTAGAAGTACTTCAAGTACTTACACAAGAACAGCAAGATATTAATACATTTACTATCTACATAAAGTATAAGGTAAGTATGACAAATATACAAGACCAATTAGTAATTAACTTTCAACAATAATGGCTCAAGATAGAGAAATTAAGTATATAAATAAGGATTTTACAGATTTTAGATCTCAGTTAATTGAATTTACTAAGAACTATTTTCCAAATACCTACAATGATTTTACTCCAACATCACCAGGTATGATGTTTATGGAAATGGCTGCTTATGTAGGAGATGTATTATCTTTCTACCAAGATATGCAGCTACAGGAAACATATTTACAGTATGCAAAAAATCCTGCAAACCTATATAACTTAGCTTACATGATGGGATATAAGCCAAAAACCACAACAGTAGCAGAAGTTGAAATAGAGGTATCTCATATAGTTAACGCAACAGGATCTAATGCACAACCTAAGTGGTCAGAAGCACTTCAAATAACTGCAGGAACTCAACTTAGCTCTAACTCAACAGGACAAGTTAAATTTTACATAGATAAACCTATTGATTTTTCATTCTCAAGTTCATATGATCCAACCACAGTAGTAGTAGAGAGTTTAGATGCAACAGGACAACCAAACCAGTTTAGATTAATTAAAACTGCTAAAGCATTTTCAGGAGAGGTAAGAACAGCTACTGAAACTATTACATCAGTAGAAAAGTTTAAGACAATAACAATTAATGATTCAAACATTATAGGAGTATTGTCAATTAAAGATAACAATGGATTAGGCAACACTTGGTATGAAGTTCCTTTTCTAGGACAAGATACAATCTACACAGATACAGTAAATGGAGGTTCAGATAACGGATTAGTACCATATAACTTATCACTGCAAAAAGTTCCAAGAAGATTTGTAACAAGATTTAATTCTACAGGTCAACTTCTAATACAGTTTGGAGCAGGTATTACAGGTCAAGATGATACAATTATTACCCCAGATCCAACCAACGTAGGATTTGGATCAAATCAAGGTATCTCAAGAATTGATTATGCATATGATCCATCAAACTTTTTAAATACTAAAGCATATGGACAAGCACCATTAGGTACTTTACAGATTAAGTATTTAGTTGGAGGAGGAGTTTCCGCAAACGTTCCTGCTAATACTTTAACAACAGTAGTTAGTGTTAATGCATCAGGAACTGGAACAGGTTTAACATTTACAAACCTAGCAGCAGCTACAGGAGGAAGAGATGGAGATACAGTTGAAGAAATAAGACAGAATTCACTAAGATCTTTTAACGAACAAGGAAGAGCAGTAACATTACAGGATTATACAGTTAGAGCATTATCACTACCGTCAAAATACGGTTCAGTAGGAAAGGTGTTTATAACTCAAGATCAACTATCTAATCCGAATTCAACAACAGATAGTATTATTGATAGTAATCCACTATCATTATCGTTATATACTTTAGCTTATAACGGAAATAAAAACTTAGTAACAGCAACTGCAAACCTAAAAAATAACTTAAAAACATACCTATCTCAATACATGTTATTAACAGATGCTATTAATATTAAAGATGCATTTGTAGTTAATATAGGGGTAAATTTTGATATAATTATACGTCCAAACTACTTAGGTAGTGATACACTACTACAATGTACAACAGTGCTGCAGAACTATTTTGATATAACTAAATGGAATATAAACCAACCTATAGATGTTTCAAATATCTATACACTATTAGATCAAGTAAAAGGAGTACAAGCAGTACAGAAAGTAGAAATAGTAAACAATGCTGGAGGTAATTACTCAAAGTATGCTTACGACATAAAAGGAGCAACAAGAAATAACGTAGTATATCCTTCATATGATCCTATGATCTTTGAAGTAAAGTTTCCAACAACAGATATTAAAGGAAGAATAACAACATTATAATATGGCAGTATATAGAATATTTCCGCAACAAGATGCATTCATCTTTAGTGAAACTCCTACCGCAAATGCAGGATTAGATGAAATCTTGGAAATGGGAGGATATGCAGATATCTCAGGTATAGGAGAAACAAGTAGAATATTGGTTCAATTTGATTCAACAGAAATTGCAGATGTTGTTACAAATAAAATAGGAAATAATAATTATAGTGCTTCCTTAGGAATGTATCTTGCAGATGCATATCAAATTCCTGTTAATACAGTAATATATTCATACCCTATATACTCTCCAGCAGGATGGGATAACGGTACAGGAAAGTATGGAGATGTTCCTACAAATACACAAGGAGTTTCTTGGAAATATCAAAAAGCAGGAGAAACAAATGCTTGGCCTTCCTCATCATTACCTACCGGAGTTACTTCTTCAACAACAGGATCAAAACCAGGAGGAGGAACATGGTATACCGGATCAGGAGTTACAAATTTAGAATTTACTCAATCAAATACAATTAAATCAACTTATGATATTGACATAAACGTAACTGATGCTGTAAAGCTATGGAATGCAGGAACTATCGGGAATAACGGGTTTATATTAAAACTAAGCAGTAGTTTAGAGTTTAATACAACTTCCTCTATTATATTAAAATACTTTGGGGCAGACACAAACACTATCTACCCACCGTACCTAGAGTTTAAGTGGAACGATACAATATACAGTACAGGAAGTCTTTCAACATTAAATAATAGTCTAGCTACAATAAAAGTTAATAATAACAAAGGAGAGTATGTAGATACAGGAAAGCAGAGATTTAGAATAGCTGCACAACCAAAATATCCAACTAGAACCTTTAGCACTTCATCTATATACCTTACAAATTATGCTTTACCAACAGCATCATACTGGGGAATAAGAGATGAAAATACAGAAGAAATGGTTGTTGATTTCGATACTACTTTTACAAAAATAAGCTGTGATTCAACAGGACCTTACTTTGACGTGTATATGGATGGGTTGCAACCGGAGAGATATTATCGTATATTAATTAATTCAACTATAGATGGAAGTACTGTGGTAGTAAACGATAGTACTAACAATATATTTAAGGTAGTAAGAAATGGACAATAGTATTGAAATAGTAAAAACAGTATTTAGTACTGATAAATTCAATAAAGTAGTAGATACTTCTTTCAAGACATTTACCCAACCGGTTCCTGAAGAAGATCCGGATACTCCTGAGGAATTATTTAGATTATATGAAAAACTATATTACAGTATAGATATAACAGGAGAGACTAATTCACATGAATACTTAATTAAGAAAAGTTCGGAATTAGTAAATTTTGATAGAGTTACAGAAGATATACAACCTCTTTTAGATGAGATTGCTCAATTAAGAGATCAAAATTTAGCACTAAATCAACAGTTAATAGACTTAGAAACAGCTAGCACATAATGGCAGATATTACATATACAGTCAATCAAGACGATCCAAACAGTATACAAGGTTTTGAACAATTCTCAGAAGCTGATAAGAATCTTATTGGCACTTTTGAAGTAAATAACTTATTTGATAGTTCTAAGAATTTAGCAGAATTACATATACTATCGTTATCGGATACATTATTAGAAAGTCATTATAGTTATTCTAATTATAAACAATTAGGGAATGCACAATCAGCTGGAAAGAGCGGAGCATCTGTAATAACTATAGACCCTATTGAAGATTCAAAATTATATGGATACCAATACGGCGGGATAAAACTACTATACCACTTTCTAAACGATCCATATACAACTAAAAAAGAAAGAATACCTTTCTACGTTGAATCGATATCCCCAGATAGAACAGAGGTAAGATTACAATCATTAGATTTATCGAATGATGATGTTAAAACATATACACAAGCTATAAAAGGTAGGTTATTAAGTCAATCTTATTTTAATGAATTTAGATTAAATTTTGATAATAACGACTTATTTATCGGAATAAATATTGATGTAGTAGAAAGTAACGGTGACAGTTATGTAGCAGTAAAGTTATATGAACCATTACCGGCAACTTATGATTTAAAATCGATTACATACATTAATGAAGTTATATCTGATTCTGTAGCATTTGAGGTAGATAGTCTGACTACACTTGAAACTACTACAGCACCTACATTGAGATCTCCTAATTTTAACCTAGAAGTATCAGATCAAAGCGTAATTCCAACCGGATATTATTCATATAACGACCTATTTAGCTACCCAGTAGATAACACAAATAGTCAAATATTCTCATTATATAGTGAAAAAGGAGCAGAGATTAGTATAGATCATACAGACTATAGTGATTTTATTCACTTTTCATCTGCATATGAGAGATTAGTTAACTTTAAGTATAAACTACAGTTAATAGAAGGATATTCTGCTAGTTTAGCTCAAATAAATACTGCAGCATCTCAATCAGTTGGAACAACAGGAAGTAATACGTACTATAATAATCAGATACAGGGGATATTAGATAACTTTGATCACTATGAAAGATTCCTATATTATGAATCAAGTAGTTATGCTTGGCCAAAATCAAATAATGTTAAACCGTACATAAACGTAAAGAGTTCAAATAACACTGCAATAAGCTGGTATGCAAATCAACTAGCAGTAGCAAATGGATATGATTTATCGAACGGAAATATATTAATAAATTCAATCCCTACTTTCTTAAGAGATGATCCAAATAACGAAAATTATTTAACATTCATCTATATGATTGGTCAGCATTTTGATAACTTATGGCTGTACTCAAAAGCAGTAACTGATAAGTATGATGCTGATAATAGAACAGATTTTGGTATTTCAAAAGACTTAGTAGCAGAAGCTCTTAAGAATTTTGGAGTAAAAGTATATACATCAAATAAGTCAATTGGAGATTTATTCGATTCCTTTATAGGACAAGAATACCAATCAGGAAGTGAAGTAATAAACCACTTTATAACAGGATCTATTACAGGATTAAATATTCCTGTAGTAAAGGTATCGTATGACGATTACAATAAGGAGGTACAAAAAAGAATATACCATAACCTATCACATCTTTTAAAAACAAAAGGAACTGAAAGAGGATTAAGAGCATTAATCAACTGTTTTGGAATATCTTCTGATATATTGAAGATAAAGCAATACGGAGGAAGAAATGTAAACGAAAGACCTTTCTTTGGAGATTATGAACCATATACAAGCTCACTTGGTAAAATCAGGTTAGATAATACAGGAAGTGTTGTTTCAGGAAGTACATTATCACAGTTTACGTCAATTGTTAAAAGAGATGATAAGTATACGGATGACTTACATACAATTGAAGTAGGTTTTTCACCTACGGATAACGTTGACAGTTACATAAAATCAAGAATAACTGCATCATTTAATGTTGATGATTACTTAGGGGACCCAAGAAGTCTACAAAACAGTGAGTATGCAGTCCTAGACTCTTCTGGAAGTTCTGTACAAACATTAACACAGTTAACAAATCAGGTTATGAGCGGTTCATCTGCTTATGATGTATTTGACTATGTTCGATTAATTAAGTTTTTTGACAATACGATCTTTAAGATGATTAAAGACTTTATACCTGCTAGAGCAGTTGCAGATACGGGTATAATCATTAAACCCCATATTTTACATAGGTCAAAAGTTAAATCAGTAACAGTATCTGGATCAAGACCAGAATTCTCAGCTTCAATCGATACTGCATTTATTATAGGTAATCACGGAGGTATTTTTGATTCAGGGTCAGGAGAGTGGGACACTAACTACACAGATACGTTACAAACACCGGATGGACTACTGTTAAATTCTACTCTTCATGGACAACAACAACCAAAATATAACGGAGAGTTTCAAGGAAGTCAATTAACCGTATCAAATGGAAACTTAAATGCAAATAATCCATTCCTGATTAATATAGAAGGAGCATATCCTTATGATATATACTTTGTAAGTTCCTCGACAGAAATATGTTTGTTAAATACAACAGCAATACAGTACATAACTTCGTCAACACAGGACTTTTATGCAAGTGATTTCTTCGGTTTTGCAGCAGGATGTGTAATAAGTTCATCAACAGCTGCAGCAACACCTCCATATACACCTGTAAACTTCAATCCTACACATAATTTCGGAAGTGATAATTTGACACAGTATGCAGCTTTTTATTTAACTGCAACAGATGTAACTAAAACAGTTCCATGTCAACAGTCAATTCCACTGGTGTACGGTGTGTGTAATTTAACAAGAGTATTTAATTCAACAACAGTAATTCAATACAGTCCTTCAAACAATCCGCAACAGTATGATTTAACAACATGGTTTAACACTGGACCTGCTTCCTTAACAAACATACAGTATACAGCTTCTTGGACTGAAGGAGTAACAAATTATGTACAAGGTATCCCAAATCCGTCTACTTATCAGTTTACTCAACCACTCACAACACCAGTTACAGTATCTATAAAAGATATAG